ATACGACTGTAAAGTCTCCAGCTGTGCTTGTCTTGTCTCCTCCAAAGTCAATAGTAGCCAAAGCTTTGTTACCATTTGTGCTGTTGTATATTAAACAACCTCTTGCAGTAACTGTAGCTGTGCCAAATGTTAAGTCTGCAAAATCTACTATTGCTGTAGTGCCTGACGTTGTTGGTGTCACGTTAGTCAACGCTGCTCCAGCTGCTGTGTAATTTGTACCTGTTACCTCATTAGTGGTTGCATAAGCTGTTGTGCCAGCTCCCATGGTTGCAGATGACGTATATAAAGCTAACTTAATTGAGTCAGCTCCATTAGTTAAATTGTGACCTTCTACAAGTATTTCTTGTTTAAAACTTGTTGCTATTGCTGATGTAATTGCCATTTCTTAAAGCTCCTTAATTATATTAGCCATGTCTTCATGGCCTTGTTGCCTTAATAAATTCACATACGTCACATTTTTAGAATTTATTGCGTTCTTTATAGTATATAAGATTACAGTATAAACTTGGTTTTGAAAAGCCATAGCTTGTTGCTTCACATGCTCTGGTGCGTCCATAGATATTTCGCATATTTTCTTAGTTGCTTGTTCTGCCCAAAACTCAGGGTCATGTCCTTTGTTTTGTGTGGTGTGCACACCAACTTTTCCTAATTGTATAAAACTGTCTGTCATCCTTTATATGGCTCTGGTGGTTCCTCTTCTTTATCCAATATTAAACCATATTCCGATAACTTTTCATCTATATCTTCGTATGGTCCTATTATCCATTTACCCTCATGCGGTACCGCTACTAGGGGTTTATCCAGTCTGTGAAAACCGTAAAGCCTATCTGTAGCCACAACATTAGAATCTAACACCGTAGATCGTGAACTGATACCAACGGTCATATCTGCCTCCATGCACTTACATAGCCAAAACTCAACGCAAGCTCTACCCGCCTCTGCAAAGTGCATGTTTTCTTTATAAGAGAAATCTATGCCGTATAGGTCTATAGCTCCTACTTTATTAAATAAAGCAAAAGCTATTGCATAAGCAACTGTATTATTAAGATAAGCACAACGGGTAGCATTGCAAACAGCTTCTACAGGATAAACCACAGCACTAGGCACTCTCTCGTCTAGCTCACAGGTGTAAATCGGATAATCTGCTTTTGGTAGTATTCTAGTTAATGCACCAGTTTGTTTACCCGCGTCATCGCTGTCAAAAAAACGACTAGCTGGGTCCAACATAAACATTCTGTCTGTTTTGTAAACAGCTGCTGCTGAGTTAATAGTCCAGACTTCATCCCAAGTTTTACCGTTTTGTATGCCTACAGCAAAATCAACTTGTGATATACCAAGTCCTACTAGAGCAACTCTCTTGCCCTCTAGCGATTCTATGGGTTGCATTAAGACACGCCAGTGCGAAACTGATCGTATCTATATTCATCGCGAGTACCGCGACCTTCTGATAGAGTCTTCATCCTTCCTACTGCCTCCTTAAATCTGGCCTCAAATTGGCCAATGACATCGGGGGGTTCTTTCAGAAAGATGGCTCCTTCTACTAAACTTCCGTACAACAAAGCGTCTGGATAATCAGAACTTAACACTGTTGTACCGCTGTCACTACCACTCGTAATCGAGGCTGGTTTATACAAATAATGTAATTCAATAGTATATGCGGCATCAGGCACTGGAGCAAGTTCAAAAGACGTATCATCAAACTGTGAATAATACTTAGGTTGCCCTGTAGCAGTAGAGGATGGTGCGTATTCTTTAATAAAAGACGCGTGTTTGAAGTCCAAGTAATCGTATGTATTACTGCTGGTAATTGCCAAACTAAATGGCGCATAAAAATCTGTTGGTGTTGCTAGAAATCTATTACTAGCGGTTAAAGTAGCTGAAACATTTTTTCTTTGGTACGGCAGTTGAACCATATTGAATATGCGATCTTCTGCTTCCTGTATAAACCTTGGTAATTGTGTAGTAAAAGTAGTTTCAGAAACTTGTAAGTAGTCCTGTACTGCTGTTTTTAATGTTGCTAGTGTAAAACTCATGTTGTTATCGTGACTGTTCCTATGCTCGCTGTCAATTCAAAAGAAGTAAGGCTAGTGCCTAGTTTTCCGTCACCCACGTTAGTATAAAGTGTAAAAAAATTATTTGTGTCACTGCTTTCTGTTCTTGCATCTCTTATAGCCTCTGGGTCTACTGGAGAAGGTTTCGGCATTAACTGTGGGTGTTTAGCATCCCACTGATCTTTGCCCACCAACAAACCATCCCAAGTCTTTCGTAAATCTTTGTGTTTGTATCTGAACCCTGTTAAGTCACAGATACCATAAGCGTTTTTGTTTGATGCAAAAGCCATTATGCGTTGTTATAACTTCTCAAGTTAGGCGATATATTGAAAGAACTTCTGTCTTCATCGGTGGATAGGGCCCTGTCAAACTCTTCTTCATATATAGCTTTTAGTTGTCCTGTGAGCTGTGGTGCTCTTTTCATGGACATGTAGTAAGCCAGACCAGCTGTTAAGCATGGGTAAAACCTAAAAGGTAAGTCCATGGTATTTGTAGCAGCGTCTGCATCATCCATTCTGGTAAGTACATTCATGTAGACGGTGTAAGTGCTTGAAAGATCAGGAGCTGGCCAAACAGTTATAGTTGGTGTCAGCTGTTTATTTATAAAGTATTGATTTGGTTTACCAGTCGATGACTTGTTTGTAATGTGTGAATACTCAGCTCTACTTAACCTACTTAAAGGTATGTCAGTTGTTTCTGAACCAGATGTTTCTCTTATAAATACGTCCAGTACATCAATAGGTGCAGTAGCATTGGTACTATCAATATTGTATGTTTTGGTATCTTTGACCATGGCTACAGTTTTTTCTGCAACTGTCCATTGGTTTAGTCCTCTGTTGGCCCATTCTGCCAACATAATATTAAGGCTTCTAGTCGCGCTTTTGAGGTCATAACCAGTACGCAGCTCTATGCCACATCTTTCAAAAGCTTCTTCTATGTATTCAGCTACATCAGGCTCAAAATTCTTACTGCTACTTGTTGCCATTATTTTTTCTTAGATTTTTTTAGTGACTTTTCTATTTGGTCAGCTTGCTTTGCATGTAACTTTGATGCACCTCGGAGCTCTTTAACCAACTTTCTTTTTTGTGCTACTGTCAAATCAACCATCTTAATCTTCCTCACTATATAAATTATTAAAAGTTATGTTTGGGTCCATGTAACTTTCATGTTGTTCAGCTGAATGTGTCCATTGAGAAGGCATAAAGTCAGGAGCACCTTCACCAACTCGCCACAGGGCTGGGTTTGTTGCTCTTACTCTGTTGTTAGGTAAAGCTACAAAATTACCTGTCCACTCTCCAGCATCTGTTAAATATAACACATGTGACTGTTTATGTTGAGCTGGGTCATCAGCTATAGAATTATCTGTGTAGTCAACTGTAAACATATACTTTCCTGTTACAAACTCTCCTCCTATCTTACATATCCATGGAGATGAGCTTACCCTGTCCATAATAACCACAGAATGGTGATGACTCAAGCAATCCCAAGGTTGTGCTAAGTGATCTTCCATTGGTTCAGGAGGTTCATCTAGTGGTATGTCAGCAACAAGTGCCTGTATGGGCATCCTAGCCCACATAGCACCACCATGCACATTAGGTGCATCTTCCATGTCATCTATCTCGCAACCTGTAAAAACCACCTGAAAAGACAATGATCTGTCTGGTAGTGTATTAACAGCTATAGCCAAAGCGTGTAAATACTCACCATGATAATCACTATGGTTTGCTGTAAATTCCTTTCTTACCCAACATTTAAACTGCGGTATGTTTGATATTAAATACGCCACAATATTTAATCCTTATAATTTAGTTAAATCGTATAGTCGCCACCTCTGATAGCTGCACCCATGCCTCTAGCTACGCCTCTTCTCTTAACAGGTCCACCTTTGGACATATACTTAGTGCCTTTGCCTTTAGCCATACCACCTTTAGCCATGTATTTAGTGCCTTTGCCTTTTCCTTTAGCAGCACCACCTTTAGCCATATACTTAGTGCCTTTACCTTTACCTTTGGTAGAACCACCTTTAGCCATGTATTTAGTGCCTTTGCGTTTAGCCATGCCACCTTTTTTCATACCTTTAGTACCTTTCATAATAACTCCTATCTTCTGCCAAACAATCCCATGTTGCCTGATCTTGATTTTCTTATCTTACCACCTCTAGAGGCGAATGTAGAAACATTAGTTGGCTTACCACCAACACCTTGTTTTTTTGCTCTTTTGCGTCTTACAGCAGAAGAAATTTGTTTTTTGCTCATGCTTGCAGCTTTAGAGGCTGGTACACACTTAGGATAACCACGCTTAGAACCTTTGGTTTTAGACCTACCACATTTTTTGTAGCCACCACCTTTTTTTGGTGAACCTATATCAACCCAGTCTTCTTTAAACCACTTCGTCAAACTCATACTAACTTCTTGGTATTTTAGTTTTCTTACGTTTGTCGTTCATCATAGCACCACAGCCTCTGCCCTGTACCATGACTGTACCACCTTGGTTCAACCTTATTGCTCCACCTGTGGCTTTCTTTTTACCTTTGTACTTACCACCCATTTTTTTATATTCTTT